CAGGCTTGTCGTAATCGCCTGGAGCGGATTTATCGTCAGCCTTAACTACATATCTATTCCAGGATATAGTAATGAACCCAAGGATATAACTTTTCCAGCTTCGATTTTAACTGCAACGCTTAGTTCCTTTGGCGTGGACGCATCACGAGGTAAGAGTCAAAAAGCTAAAGACTCAGCTAGTAAATCAGATGCAGTTCACACTCAGATATTGCGTATAGAACAAGCACCAATCAAAGTTATTACCGATAATACTAACAAATAACATGTACTATAGACAAAGAAGAAACTGGGGAGTAATAGCTTTAGTAAGCATCTTAGGAATATCTAATCTTTCTTTGATGAATACTTTAGTTTCTCAAAAGTTTAAAAGTCCTTTTCCTAATTTAAATTTACCAGTAGGACCTTATACAAGTTACAGGGTTGTTACTTCAGAAAAAGGGTACAGCATCAGCTACAGAGCTAACGATCCAAAAGTTTTAACAAGAGTAAAACTTCTTGACGACAAAAAAGGGTTATTTAAAAAAGATTCAGCATTAAGTTTGAGAGAAAATTATACGATGGAAAATTCTGGTGGTTCTAATTCACCTCAAGAAGGAACCGTGATGACCGATAAGGATATAGCTTGTATAAAGGTAGAAGGAAGTGGAAATGCTACAGGAAGGGTCGTAGGAGCCTCTGTAGGTGTTCAAGCAGCTCCTGTAGTGAGTAATGTACCAATAGTTGGATGGTTATTGGCTGGACTTGTTACAATGATTGCTCAAGATAAAGGATCTGAAATTGGTGGAGATGTCGCAAGAAATTATAACGATTGCTAGTAGCTAGGTAAAATTTAGGAAGCTATACTCAAATTAATAGAATATTTACTATGTCTTGCAAAGTTTCTCTAGAAAAATTAGATGACACAATGAAGCAGCTTGTTGAACAGCAAACTGCTTTGGCTAATGATATTAAATTAAAAGATTTAGAAATTGCTCAAGCAAAAGAATCTTATATGAAAGTTTTGGGAGCAATAGAGATTGTTCAATTCCTTAAAAAAGAAGTAGAACATCCTCCAGAAGAAGTAGAGAGAACAGGTAATGTAGATATTGGTGAGGTTATATGAGATGTTGTCGGAGATGAATCAAGAAAGATATAAAGCTCTTAGATTGTTAGCCGATCATATTCGAACCCCGTCCCGTGATTTATCTTTAAATGCAATATTCAATGATGTAAAGGATGAGGATTTAAAGTGGGTGACTGAAAAAATTCAT